AGCGGAAGTATAACAGAAACTGCTTCAGCCATACATCAGATTTATAGACAGCTGCTATATTTAACCGGTGTTATAATGCTTGTTGGCAGCAGTATTATTATTTCTGCTTTTGAAGCCGGATGTGCAGAGAGAAAACAAACTAATGAATTATTAAATAAAATTTTAGAAATTATAGATAAAAAAGAAAATCCGGATAATGAAAAAAATTAATACTCTTCCGGCGTAACGTCCTCATCAATAAAGCTGTAAACAGGTTTTATCGTATATGTCCGAAATTCGGGTATCTTTTTCTTTTGATAAACTGTATATCTTAAACGTTTCAAAAAGCGCGTATCGTCTGCATTTTCTAAAATCAATAAACATGCGGGTATGCGCTTTGTTTTTTTTGCGTAATACAATGCCTGTCCGATACATTCATGCCATTTCGGCGCGAAGTCAACTTCTACAGCATATTTAACCGTTAAACAGTCTACGCGTGTTTTATCGTCTAATTTATATTCAATTATGCCCTTTTTTTTCGCACACCATATTTCTTGATAATATTTCTCGGGGTGCTGATGCTTTGCATAAGCGGGAAGCGCAAAAAATAAAACCAGAAATATAATAAAAATCCTTTTCATTTTCTTATTATCGTATAAAACTGCATTTTAATCAATTTATTATAATAAAAACAGTTTCATATCCTTTCATTTTTGTATCTACCCTTTCTATTACGGCAGAAGACAGCGGGGAGAGCCTCCAATAATCCCCGCTGTTTTTTGTGTTTCGCGCAGTATTGTATAATATAAATAGTCAGATGTCTATAATTGGAGGATAGATGCCGGCTGAAATTATACAAAAAAACCTTTTTAATGTAATTGAATACGGCGGAAAAAAAACACGCGGGCATTATAAAAAAAAGGAAAAATCGGAAAAACAGAAAGACGATTTTGAAAAAATCAAGGATTTAAATCCTTATGCGGAAGCCGCAAAGATTTATGCATCCCTTGCAAATTATTTCCCTGTTTCAATTATGGGCGCGCAGATACCCGCGGAATGCACCGAATATAAATTTATAAAGCTGCACTATCTGACTTACGAGGCGGAGCCGTATTTATATCAAGGCGAAATATGCCGCGGCGAATCTTTCAAAATAATTGAAGCGGAATTAAAAGGAACGGAGAGGCTAAAAATAGACAAACGTCTATACATACATAAAAAATTGCTGGAAGCGGCAAAAAACGGAATAAATATACACGAAGCTGCGGAGCAGCTGCAGGAAGAAATTAAGAGGCTGAATAATGGCGAAAACTACACCGTGGACGGAGATTAAAGCGGAATATCTAAAAGGCGTTCCGCCGAAAGAGCTTGCGGAAAAATATAAAATTAAAGCGGAAAGAATACACACAAAAGCGAATAAAGACGGCTGGACGGCTGAAAAGAACAGCATTTACGAGAATTTACGAGATGAAACAACCGAATACATTAAAAAGCTTACGCAGAAAGCATTAAAAACCCTCGAAACTATTATAACAGATGATGAAGCAGAAGACAAGGACAGAGTTGCGGCTTCAAGAGCTGTTCTTGATGTCAGCGGGCTAAAAAGTTCAAAGCAGGAAATTACAGGCAAAGACGGAGCGCCGCTTGCCGTTCAAAAAGAATATATCCTGCCCGAGGAAGTAAAAGAGTTTGAAGAACATTATAAAAAAATTACAGGAGAAATTTAAATGAGTTTTGTAAAAAAAATTGCTGTTTATAAAAAGGCACCGGCGGGGGCTGCAATATTTGGTTTGTCAGCTTCGGACGAACTACAGGGAATATTTAACTCAAAAAAAAACGCAGAAGATTTTATTAGTGCGTTAAAAGAATTAGATACAACGTTATCTTATTATTACATGGAAATAGCATGGGAAATTTAAAAAATGCAGCCCGCACATTTTGGTTACTGGCTTATTCGTCAGGGCTTTGCCGCATGGTTTAAATACATATTCCGGATGATTGAGGGCATGCCGTTTACCATTGAGCCTATACATCCTGATTTATTCGATTGCTGCGAAAAAATTTATAATCAGGAAATTTCACGTATTAATATTAATCTGCCTCCGAGAAGCGCAAAGACTACATTAATGACTTATCTACTGGTTTATGCGCTTACGAATAACCCGAAATGTAATATAATAACTGAAATATCCGCGCGCGTTTTCAACATTCTTGAAAACCCTGTTTTTAAAGAGTTATACCCGTTTAAATCCGTATATTTGAATGAAAATGCGGATGCTGCAGACGATTTTTGGGCTGAATACCGTTTAAAGGAAACAAAAGGCAAAGTAAATTTATACTCATCTAAAAAAATAACTACTTACGCAGGGGGTGTGTGCCTGTTTGCATCAATCGGGAGCCAGATTACGGGATACGGCTGCGGAATAAGGAACGGCGCGGGGTTTACGGGAATGCTTGTCATAGATGATGCGAATAAGCCCGGCGATATCCGTTCCGCCGTAATGAGGCAGAAAGTTTTCAGGTATTATGTTGAAACGCTTTTGAGCCGTTTGAATAATTCTAACGTTCCGATTGTTAATATTCAGCAGAGGCTTCATGTCGAGGATTTGACAGGATTATTAGAAGCAAAATATCCGAATTTTATCACATTAAAAAAGCCGCTGCTTGATGATGCGGGCGTCTGCCAGCTTCCTGCGCAGTATACGCAGGAGCGTGTAAAAGAATTGCAGTCTGATAATTATGTATTTCAGGCGCAGTATATGCAAAGTCCGATTATACTGGGCGGACAGGTAATAAAGCGCGATTATTTCCGCTATTATCCCGTAAATCAGACGTTTAATTATAAACGCATCTTGATTGCTGCTGATACAGCAATGAAAGTTAAAGAGTATAACGATTATTCGGTATTTATCGCGGGCGGAGTTACGGCAGATAATAAGCTTCATGTGCTTGATATGGTGCGCGGGAGGTGGGAAGCTCCGGAACTTGAAAAAACAGCCGTGAACTTTTGGAATAATTACAAATGCAATCCCGTAACGGGTTTAATCTGCTCCGGCTTTTATGTTGAGGATAAAGCATCAGGAACGGGTTTGATACAAGGATTAAAAAGCAAATACGGCATGCCCGTAATGGGATTAAAAGCGGATGCGGATAAATTAACGCGCGTCGAGAATGTATTATCATACATTGAAGCAGGACAGGTTTTACTGCCGGAGAATGAAAACTACGGCTTCTGCCCTGATTTATTGAATGAGTGTGAAGCATTCAGCCGCGATATGTCGCATCTGCACGATGATATAGTAGATGCGCTTGTGCATCTTATATCCGAAGCAATTGCAAAAAATACTGTCAGCATCCTTGATTTTTATACATAAAAGCGGTTTCGCGCCTGCTGGTAGAATGAGAGTATGGCAAAGAATAAATACAAGAATAAAAATACGGCATTATTAACAGCGCAGAACTCTGCGTTAAATAATCAGGCAGAGGCGCAGAGAGTTTTAACGGCAGTAAACAGCCTTGATTATGCGCTGAACTGCGGATATGATTATTTAAACCCCTCATTATCATTAATGAACGGCTATAATAATTCAAGTTTCAGCGCAATATTATCATTGCAGCAGTTTCTTTTGACTGCATTATATAAAACATACGGGATTTTGGCAAAAATAGTTGATGTTCCCGTAGATGAGGCATACAGAAACGGCGGTTTTGACGTTGAAGCGGACAGCATTGACGAAGAAGACCTGAAAGAATTAGACAGCAAAATTAAAGAGTTCAATGATATTGAAGAATTGAAAACGGCGGATAAATGGGCGCGTTTATTCGGCGGGGGCGCGTTATGCGCCGTAACAGGGCATGACTTAAAAACTCCGTTAAATTTAAATGCGTTATACGGCGGGCATCTTGAATTTATTCCCGTTGACAGGTGGCAGCTTACTTATTCGCTTTCTGATATAAGGCTTAAAGGCGGAATGTTCCAGCTTACGCAGTATGATACATTAGACAAGGCGCAGAGCGCGCAGATACACCCCAGCAGGGTTTTCTTAATAAAGGGCAGACGCGCGCCGTATTTAATTCAGCAGCAAGTGCAGGGCTGGGGAATATCGGTATACGAGCAGATATTTCAATCAATGTCGCAATTCTTCAAAGCGCGCAATGTAATGTTTGAGCTTCTTGATGAAGCCAAAACGGATATATTAAAGCTTGCAAGCCTGACGGCCGCAATGAACGCAACAAACAGCCGCGCAGCGCTGCAGCGGATGTGCGACGATATCGCAAAAAACAAAAATTATAAATCAATGCTGACATTATCAAAAGATGATGATTATGAGCAGAAACAGATATCTTTTTCCGGCTTTGAGGGAATACTGAAAGAAATACGCGTTATGATGGCGGGGGCTGCTAATATCCCCGTAAATAAGCTGTGGGGCGAAGGTGTTACGGGCTTTGGTTCGGGCGAGGACAGCCTCGAGAATTTCAATTCAATGGTTGAAAATGAGGTTAGAACGCCGAATATATCCGCAATAAAGTGGATTTTAAAATTAAGATGTTATCAGTTATTCGGGCGCGAAGTTCCTGATTTAAGCATTAACTGGAAGAATTTAAGAGTTTTATCCGCCATTGATGAGCAGAATATTAATGACCACAAACTGACAAACGCTATGCAGCTATTTGACAGGCAGCTGTTAAGCCCGCAGGAAGTAATGGAATATCTGAAAAAACAGCAGATATTTATACATGACACAAAAGCCCTGCGCGGAGAGCTTGAAGATATGCCCCTGAATACGGGTATGGGCGGAAATACGGAGTTTAAGGATATAACAAAAGAATAATGTCTGTATCAATTAAAGATTTCAAGATAAAAGAAAGCTATGCGAAGCTTATATATAATGCCCTGCTCTCATACCTGTATGAGGGCATATATAAGCCGATGTTTGAAATTTTGGATATAAAACCCGATATTAAGGCTTCTAATTCCGCAGAAAGCGATAATAAGATAATAATAGAAGCATTAAAAAATGAAAAAATCTTTTATATTCAAAATCAGGGCTTCCGCGCAAAAAACAAATTCAGCAATCGGATATCTTTAATTTTGGAAAAATGGGGCGCAAAGTATGACAAATACTTTGGTTTATACCGCATTGAGCGGGATAAAATCCCGTTTGATGTATGGCAGGCATTGGCAGAAAACCTTATCATACAAGAGCAGAAAATAAAAGCAATTGAAAGTTTTTTGGATGAAACATTAAAAAATCTGCCGTATATGGTTGACAGTATGGTGTTTCATGATGAAGTTATTACGGTTCTTGATGATGCGGGCCGCGAAGTTAAAAAGAACGTAAAACGGCTGAATGTGATTGAGCCTGAATTAACAAAGGCGCAGAAAACTGAAATAGCAAAGCTGTATACGAATAACATGCAGTATTATGTCAAGAACTGGGCGGAAAATGAGATTTCCGAAATGCGGCAGAAAGTGCAAAAACTTGTATTGCAAGGGTACAGGCAGGATGCAGTTTCTGAAATGCTTCAAAAAGATTACGGCATAGCGAAGCGTAAAGCTGCTTTCCTTGCGCGGAACGAAACGGGCATAATGCTTGCAGAGTATAAAAAAGTAACTTATAAAGCTATGGGCTTTGATAAGTTCATCTGGCGGACTGTTGTAGACGGCAAAGAACGGGAACTGCATTATAGATTGAACGGCACTACATGGAGCTGGGATAATCCGCCCGTTATAGACGAAAGGACGCTGCAAAAAGGATTGCCCGGAGAAACGTATAACTGCCGGTGTACGGCGCAGCCGTATACGGATGACACACCGTTTAAGATGTTTGAACAGCCTCTCGGCGAGGATTTGAGGCGCAGAAAAATAGATATTAATACTTATATAGCAGAATACAGAGAAAAAATGCAGGAGCGCAGACAGAAAGCAGGTTTAAAATGATTACGAAAATAAAGGCGCAAAACGCTATATTCTTAGAGGACAAACAGGAAAACGAGGCGCAAAGACCTTTTAAAGCAAGGTTTTTACAAGCGGGGCTTGTAAAATATGATTTCGGCGTATGTTTATTAAAAAAAGAAACCATTGATAAATTCATTGATACATTCATTGAATGCCCCGTTATTATTAATCATCAAGACAAAATTGCGGATGAAAATAAAAAAGGCGAGATAAAAGATATATGGTTTTCGGATGCTGACGGGTGGTTTTGGTGCAGCGGTTTTGTTGATGAAGATGCAGCGGAGCTTGTAGAACAGGGCTATAATGTATCCTGCCAGTATAAGATAACGGAATATGCGAATAATACGGAAAACAGGCTGCACAACGGAAACCCGTATGATAAAGAAATTTTAAACGGTGTTTTTGAACACCTTGCAATAATAGAAAATCCGCGGTATGAGGATGCGTATATTGCGGTAAACGCTATTATTGCTGCTGATAAAAAAGAAGAAGCAAAGGAAGCAAATAGCACAGACAGATTTTTTACTAAAAAAAGATTAAAAGAAGATAAAACCGCTTCAAACTCACTATACAATACGGTATCAGAACATTTATACAGCGCGCTGAATGCGGGGCTTGATGATGCGCTGGGGGAGCAGTAAAAGCTGTTAATTTTGACGAAAGCAAAATTAACAGAGATGAAAAGGGAAGATTTGCAAAAATCAAACAGCTTGCAGAAGATTTAAAAGCGGGAAAATATAACCCGAAGCGGTATAAAGGAAAATCGGTAAAAATGAATAATCTTGAAGATTGGGAACGCGAGTATGTTTATAGTAAAATAGATAGTGATTTATCTAAAGAAGAAAAAGAAAACGGAGTAACATACAGACGATTAAATAATGAAAAACACGAAAGAGATTATTTGTATTTTATCGAATATGACAAAAACGGCAAACATAATGTGATAAGGATTGATATTGATGACAACATCTATTGATAGAAATAAATTTACAACAGAAAACGGACGAAAATTATATGATTTATTAAAACCGATTGCGCCTCATGAAGATTGGCTGTATGCAATGTTAATGTTTGCAAAAGGCGACGACCAAAGAGCGGAATTAATAAATTATATTAATTTCAAAAAACGAACGGTCAAAGAAATAACTTATTTTGTAATGAAAGAATTAAATAATATATTATGAGCAGATTTAATATAGGACATCAGGGCTTAGAAGTTGAAACGCGGGAAAAAGATAATGTAATGACATCAGGGGTTCAAATAGCATTTATTTTTGTTTTTCCTGCAGTTATTTTAATGATTTTTCCCAATATTTTATGGGTTAATATTTTAGGAGCGTTGATATTTATTCTGTGTTTTATTGGCGTTTTCTCTGTTTATATTACACATAATATTAAAAATCCCGAATTACTCCAAAGCGAAAAATACAGACTTGAAAAACAAAAAATTGAAGCAGCTATGTTTGATAATAAAAATAATAATTTAATTGAGCAGCAAATGGATACGACTAATTTATTAGTCGATAAAAACATTAAAGACAGCGAGGATATGAAATGAAACAAAATTTTTTACTGTCTATAGATCCAAACAGCGTTTATGATACTGATAAACTAAAAGAAAAATTAGACTTGTGCATAGATTGGACGCGTTTATTCGCATGTACATACATTTTGCATACAACCTCAGACAAGGAAAAATTATATGTACGTTTTAAAGAAGCATTGCCTGATAATAAATTTTTTATTGCTGATTTAAATTTAAAAAATAATAATTATACCGGCTGGCTTCGTGCTTCTTCTTGGGATAGAATAAAAGAGTTTAAAAACGAAGAAGAATAAAAATTAAAATTGCATAATTTTACACCCTATGTAAAGGAAAATATTAACATGCCGGAACTAACAGACGAACAGGGCGGGGCAGTTTTAACAGGTTTTATTTTTAAAATACTGCTTCAAAACATCATAAAATGTTTCATTAATCGTCAAAACATAATCCGGGGCGCATTCGCCCGTTTGTATGCTCATATTTGTCTGCCAAAATTTAATATTAATACATTGTACGGCGTTTAAATATTTTGTTTCTTTTCCGCAGGAAATATGCAGAGAATTTTCTAAAATAAATCTATGCAGCAGTTCCTTTTCTATAGATGATAATTCATCTATCCGGCTGCAATAATTATGTATTTCTTTGGTATAAGCGATTTTTTCTTTAATTTTCCTGTAAAATTTTATAAGAAAAATAAGCAGGGAAACAAGGGCAGCAGCATAAAAAACAGTATTAATAATAAATATATTAAATTTAATAACTTCTTTTTCCCATAAAAAGGATGAAATAAAAACAAAACTCATACAAAATATAAAAAACATTAAACATTCATCCTGTTTTAACTTTTTTGTTTCTGTTACAATTATATTAAAATTAATGTATTTCAAAAAATCGAAATTCATATTAAGCCCTTTATGTACATGCTGATTTCCAAAACCATGTTATCATAAAGGGTTTTATTTATGCGATTTTCGGCAGGCGGTGTATAATGCACCGCTTTTTTTGTGTTTTTTTCCTTGAAAATTGAATTTCGCGCGCTCTGATATACTGTAATCAAGCGGATTTTGCGTAAGGCGGAGTTGAGCGCAGCGAACGAGCCTGAAATAACGCCGAAATAGGGAGCGGCAGTTTTACGCAAGTAAAACAGAGCGGACGGCTTGAAGGCGTGAAGCAATAATCCAAGAAAATTATTAGTGTATTACGCAGAGTAAAGGAGTTTAAAACCTATGGCAGACGAAGAAAAAGGCTTGAAAGACAGATTGACTGATTTTCTGCTTGAAGCTGCTTCCTTTGGTTTAAAGGCTAGAAATGAAGCCGATAAGGAAGAAAAAGAGAAAAAAGCCGGAAACGAGGATGTCGATAAACGGCAGGAAATGGGCGATATAGGAGGCTTTTTGAAGTCTAAAGGCTTATCAGATGAAGACATAAGACACGTTTATAAGATTATGGAAAAGCTGTCTTATGATAAATCATCAACAGGCGCAGCCGATAACGCAAAGAACAAAGCAAAGAATGAAGAAGACGGCGCTGATGATGACGCAAAAGAAAAAGAAGCTAAAAACAAATGCAAAAACGAAGACGGCAAATCCGAAGAAGAATATAAAGAATTTAAAGAAAAAATCGACGAAACTGCCGAAAATAAAAAGGCTTCAAACTCGATAGACGATATTAAAAATGCCTTTTATTCCGGCGGAAAAGAAGAAGTTAAATCTTTGTATATCACGCAGGAAGAACGAATTGAACGCGGAATGAAATATTAATTAAAGGAGAATTATAAAATGCCAATGAATTTAAACAGAACGGCTATTACTCCCGTAAACGGGCTTTATGTATATATGCCGAATGTGCCGGAGCCGCATAACTGCATTGTTTCGGAAAATCAAACAGCCCCTTTGCAGGCAGGGGATATTGTAACTAGAGATACAGCAGTATCTAATCCTTACTGCCCCGTAGTTAAAAAGGCAGCCGTTACGGATGAAATAATGGGCGTTGTACCTTATGACAGCCTGAAAAATAGTTACAATGCACTGGATAAAATATCGCTTGCGGTTGAAGGCAGCTATATTTATTTAACTGCTGCGGGTGCAATTGCACAGGGCGCAGTGTTATATTTCAATGCCGATGGACAGGTAACAAGCACGGCGACGGCTGGTAATTCAACAATAGGAATCGCGAATACATCAGCTGCAGCAGCAGGGGATTTAATACAGGTTAAATTGAAATTCGGAACTTACGCATCAGGCGGAAGCGAACCCGATTTAACCGCTTATCTGCAAAAAACGGAAGCTGCAAGCACCTATGTACCGCAAACAAGGACGATTAACAATAAAGCATTATCTGCTGATATTACTTTAACTGCTTCGGACGTCGGAGCGCAGCCGGCGCAGGCTTAAAAAGGAGATAAATATGACAAATAATAAATATAAATTTGAAAATATCGGACGTTTAACCGTCAATGAGTTTGAAAACGAAATGCGCGGAACATTGACAGCGCAAAACTCTTTATTCAATAACCCTGGCGTGGAGCAGAATATTACTACTACTACGCAGATAATGGGAAAAGTTAATGAAACCGTCTATTACGAGTTAGACGGGCAGAAGCTGTCAGACTTCGTGCCGATTGAGGTCGGTTACGGCGCATTTTCAACAAAAATATTGCAGGCTGCAGTTACAGCTTCGGGAACAGATTTTAAAAGCTGCTTGATAGCTCCGCAGGGCGGAAGGCTCAAGCTTGACGGCTATACCGAAATAGAAGTCGGCACGCAGGAATTCCCGAATAATTTCTTTAGAGATACTTATTCAATCACAAAAGAAGGTGCGGAAATAGCATCGCGTGCAATGATACCTTTTAATTTATTGCAGCTAAAGGAGAAAGCGAGACGTACAAAATTTGATTTAGGCTTGCAGGATGCATGGTTTAACGGCTTAGGCGACGGAAAGTCATACGGCTTGTTAAATCAGCCCGGAGCTGTAGTAGATACCCAATTCATGACAGCTTCAATAGCTGATATGACAGACGCGCAATGGACGACGTGGTTAAGCGGAATCAGAGGTTTATATAACGCTTTAACCAGTGCAACGGCTAACTTCACAAGGCTTTGCATACCGCAGACAGATTATTTCGCACTGGATAAAGTATTCGGACAGTTCGGCATTACGCGAAGGCAGCAGCTCGATGAAGTTTTGAAAAATAACGGCGCGAAACTCGTTTATACAACATATAACGAAACAGCCGGAACGGGAGGCGGAAAACGCTATGCATTATATAAATACGACCCCGATTATATTCAGGGCTTCCTGCCTTTAGAATATACACCGTCGCCGTTATATCCGCAGGGCGCATTAGAATTGATTTCAAATTGTATGGCGCAGTTTGTAACTCCGCAGCTTAAACGTACAAATACGCTGCTTTATTTAGATGTAGTACCGTCTGAAGGAGGTTAAATATGAAGAAATTAGTTAATAATTCAGGTTATACGCTTATTCACGGGGATATTAAATTTATCCCCGGGGAAATTAAAGATATTCCCGCGGAAATAGCTTCAATCTGGCTGAAAATAAACGGCGTAAAAGAATATGCGGACCCGAAAGAAGTTAAAGCGGAAAAAGAAGCTTTATTAAAGGAAATCAAAAAGCTAAAAACGGAAAATATTAAGCTGCAAAAACAGCTTGAGGATTTAACTGTAAATGAAGCGAAAAAAGAAGAAAAACCCGCAAAAACTGCGAAACAGAAATAAATTATAAGGAATTACGCGCATGAACGATATTTTAAAAACTGTTACTGTTGAACAATTCAAAACGTATTATGCGCGTGATTTTTATAATTATTATCTGCCTGTATGGCAGGAGGGGAAAGCTTACGCAAAAGGCGCAGCCGTATATTATACAGACGGGAATTTTTATAATTCTTTGATTGATAATAATATTACTGCGCCCTCTGATGCCGAAAGCTGGCAGATTAACAGCAGCTTAAGCATCTATAACTATATTACGGATGATGATATTCAAAGGGCAATCGGACAGGCTTTATTGAATGCAAATGAATATTTCGGCGCAGATGATGCAGAAAAAGTTACTATATTTCTTCATTTGATTGCTTTTTATCTCGTTATGGATTTAAAAAATGCCTCTGCGGGGCTTAATAGCGCCTATGCGGGGCTGACAGCCTCTAAAAGCGTCGGCAGCGTATCAGAGAGTTATAATTTTCCGCAATGGGTTATGAATAATCCTTTATACAGTATTTATACATCAAACGGCTACGGAATGAAGTATTTAAGCCTCATCATTCCTTATTTAAGCTGTACGGTGCTGTTTTCAAGGGGGCGTACAACTCTTGACTGATAATACTAAAGATATAAAAATCAATGCAAATCTTGACGGGTTAGACAAGCTGCTTAAAAGCTTAAAATCCGATTACTGCGTGCGCGTCGGTATTATAGGCGCAAAGGCGGGGCAGCAGCATAAAGATACGAATATGACTAATGCGGAACTCGGCGCAGTTCATGAGTTCGGCTCTGAAAAGCGGAATATCCCGAAACGTTCATTTTTGGAACTGCCGTTAAAATTAAAACTTAATTTTAATGATTCAGAAATGAAAGAAATTAAAAAATTTGCGTGGAAATCGTTTTTTGTCAAAATGGATGCTAAACCGTTTTTCGCCGTACTCGGCGCAAAGGCAATAGATATAATAAACGGCGCGTTCGAAACAAACGGATACGGCGAATGGCAGAGCTGGTCTAAGGCTTACGAGAAGCGCAGACGCGCCGGTATAAAACGCATGCCGCGCGAATTTAAAGAATTGAACGAAAAATACAAGGAATACGGGCTGAAATGGACGCTCAAACAGGCGCGCGAATTGTGGACTCCGACAATATTAACTCTTTCATCCCAGCTGCGCAAATCTATCAGCTTTAAGGTAATAAAAAACAAATGATAAATATTGCTCAAAACACATTATTGAATAATACAAATTCTCAATTGCCGAATATGGCGGGAACAATTACATCATGGTTTCTCGATATAACCTTTTATACGGTTGAAAGAGTTATGCAGGGCGCAGAATGGATTGAACAGGCTGGGACAGAATTAAAAACAAAGGGCGTTGTACAGCCTCCGCAGACCAAAGACCTTAATATTATGCCGGAAGGCGCATGGGCGTGGGAATGGTTATGGGTTCACTGCCTCCCCGATTTACAGCTTGAAACAAACCAATATATCTATTACGACAGCAAAAAATACAAAGTAATGAAGAAAAAGGACTGGAGCAAATACGGATATATTGAATACTTCCTGCTTGAAGCATTTACGGCAGATAATCAAACGGTGATAAATAATGATTGAATATACCGGCACGCTTGATATATTAAAACAGATTTTGGATAAAGAAATGAATATGCCCGAAAATAGGGTATGGGCGTATAATTCAGACATCGACCTGCCGAAAGACAGCGGGCTGTTTATTATTTTATTTATGAAAGAACAGATACCATACGCGAATAATTCTAAATTCGCCGGCACCGCAGACGGTATGGAAGAGCGGCAGACTGTCAACATCAGGGAAGAAATACTAATAAGCCTTGTTTCGAGGAATACCGACGCGAGAAACAGAGTATATGAAGCCATTTTAGCTTTAAACAGCTTGACATCAAGACAGCTGCAGGCAAAAAACAGAATACATATATCCATACTCGGCGATGCGTTTGATGCTTCATTTTTGGAAGCTTCCGCAATGCTTAACAGGTGGGATATAAGAATTAGAGTTTTCCGCGCATATGGTACAATCAGAGCATTAAACGATGATGAATATTATGATAAATTCCCGAATACGGCGGAATTTGAAGGACAATATTTATTTAAAAAATAGGAGCATTAAAAATGGCAGATTATCAAATACCCATAGAATATTTCGTTAATGCGCAGGCGGTAACTCCGCAGAGAACATTAACCCCTTTAAAGCTTTCAACTATAGCAGTATTTACGGATGAAAGCCCTGTAATTGAACAGACAGAGCCGTACACTATTGTAAGAACACAGACAGCAGCCGTCCAAACATACGGCACTAATTCCGAAACGGCGGCGCAGACAGGAATTATATTCAGCCAGCAGCCGAATATATTAATTAATAACGGTTATGTAATCATTGCGCCTTATAATAACATAACAACGGAAGCATCGGCGGGAACTCTGACAACTGCAGATTTAAGCGCAAACCTTGCAGGGCTTCTTGCTGTAACGGACGGTGATTTAAATATAAGCGTAAACGGAACGGCGCAGCAGATAACAGGCATTACTTTCGCGGAGGCTTCTGACCTTGCGGGAATCGCGGAAGTATTAAACGGAGAGATTGACGGTGTTACGGTAACGGCACAGGATAATCAGCTGATATTTACATCTGAATTGACAGGCGCAGACAGCACCGTTACAATATCTGCATTCACGGGCGGAACAGGCACCGACCTATTCGGCGCTGCATATTTAAACGGTGCGGCAGCCGTCAGCACAGCGGGCGCAGATGCTTCATATACGCAGGAAACGTTATCTGCGGCAATTAACAGATTAAGACAGTATATTTATTTTGAAGGGGTATTGACAACAAGAAACGTATCTGACAGCGAATTTTCCGCAGCTTCAATGACGGTTCAAGCGCAGAAAAATATGGTAATGCCGCTCCCGCGCTCTAATGTAAGCGCATTAACAGGAATTTTTGCGCAGACGGCAAACAGCTCTAATACCAAAAATCTGTTATATTTAACGGGCGATTCGGAGGAAAACGCAGCGTATAACGCGCGTATGTTTGCAGCGGCTTATCTATCAAGGGCATTAGCCGTAAATTATAACGGTTCAAATACAACGCTGACAATGAACTTAAAAGACCTTGCAGGGATTGCGGCAGATACGCAGATATCGGAAACAATTTTATCGCAATGCGAAACAGCGGGGGCGGACTGCTATCCCTCTGTTGAGGGGCTTGCCAAAGTCGTATCTTTTGCGCAGGGCGGCCAGTATTTCGATGAAATAACCAATCAGATATGGCTTGTGAATACAATTCAGCGCGATGTATTCAATGTTCTTGCCGCAGCGGGCGGAAAAATCGCGCAGACAGACCCCGCGCTTGAGATTATAACCAAAGCAATAAGAACAGTCTGCCGTCAGGGAGTAACTAACGGAATGATTGCGCCCGGAGAATGGAACGGCACACCGGCATTCGGTGATTATGATGATTTTCTGCGCAATATATCAGAATTTGGATATTATATATATCATCAATCCGTTACGGAACAATCACAGACGGAGCGCGCAAACAGACAAGCCCCTGTTTATCAGATTGCTGTTAAGCTGGCAGGAGCTGTCCACAGAGCGAATGTAATTATTACAATTGAAGCATAGGAGATAAAATAATGACGGATGCATATACAGCTCGCGACGTAATCGACTGTACGGATTACAAGGGAACATGGATATTATCGGACTTTGCGGACGGCACTACGGCGGAATTATCCGCGCCGAATGAACTCAGCTCAATGACTACAGGATATAACGGCAATTCGCTTGCCGCACATAATGAGCCGGGCAGACAGAGAGAATTGACAATAAGACTTGTTAAAGGTTCATCAGACGATAAACGCTTTAATGAATTTTACAACATGTGGAAAAACAGGGATATACGTTTCCGCCCCGTGTCAATGACTTTTACCAAAATGGTTGCGCATTCAGACGGAAGCATTACGAATGATAAAGTAAGCTGTTATGCGGGATTCCCTGCAGGTCAGCCCGTGCAGTCAAGCGATACGGCGGGAAACATTGAACAGGTTGTATCTGTTTATATGATACGCTTCGGCAACTCCGAGAGGTCTATGTAATGCGTAAATATTTATTAGCAAGCGGAAAAAAGCTTGAATTTAATCTTGCAGGAATTGAACAGGCAGTTGAATTATACAGGGCTGTATTAAACGAATGTAAAAATGCAGGGCTTGATTTAACGCTGACGAATGAAACGCAGCTTATTGACGTTATCAGCAGAAACAAAGAGGCGATAATTAATATATTTGCCTCTAAAACTGTAATGGAAGCGGTGCAGGATTGCTGCAGCAAGGTAATATATGACGGAAAGCATTTCAGCCTTGAATTATTTGAAGATGAAGCTGCGCGGGCTGACTTCTTCGGCTGTCTTGTAATAATAGGAGCTGAAAATATCCTCCCTTTTTTTCCGTTTCTCCGTTCGTTTTTCGAGCCGATTCAAAACCTATTCCTGAAAGCGTAATATATCCGAAAGTCGACTATTATATTTCAGAATTTGAAATTTGGACGATGCGGCTTGCATCGGAAGGTTACGGAAGTTTAAAAGAAATAAAAGAGCTGCCCGTTGATGAATATTTCCAATTAATACATTATGAGAACTTTAAGGCTGAATATAAAGAGATTTTCAGGCTTTTAAA